TTCACCGACGCTAAGTCTGCCTCAGCCTCTCAGCCCCCGGCAAACGTCGCGCAGAACGGGGTGGAGCAATTGGCGGCAGTTCTTAAACTGGTGAAGTAATATGGTGTACATTCCACCGGGTATACCTGCAAAGATGAAGAAGCAGGTCTCAGCCCTGCTTTCTGATGTCTTTACTTTCGCCAAACTTCATCAAGTGCAAGATAAGGAGACTAAGAAGCCCATCCCGTTTAACCCGCTGCCGATGCAGGACAAAATCTTTGAGGCAGTAAACGCGGGTCATAAGCGCATCCTGATCCTCAAAGCCCGTCAGGTCGCCGCGACTACGGGCTGTAAAATGGTGCTCCATCACCTCGCCTACACTACGCAGCATGAGGCGATGCACGCCATCGTCTCCATGCGGGATGACTCCGCTGCCTCGCTGATGAACGATAACCGGCGCTGGATCAAAGACCCGCCCGACCTGCTGAAGCGTGAACTCGATACCTCCGCAAAAAAGCACATCGTATACGCGGACACTGGCGCCTCGATTCAGGCGTTCACCTCCCGCTCAACGACCGGCCTGCGCTCATTCACCCCGGCCGCCGTGCTGATCAGCGAAGCGGCCTATGCCCCCGACCTTGAGGAAGTTCTCGCGCAGGCAGACGCGGCTGTAGGTGACGGGCTCCTCATGGTGGAGTCCACCGCTGCGAACCCCAATGACTTCTTCAGCAACCTCGTTCGCGGTGCGCCCGAGAACGGCTGGCATCTGCTGACGATGTTCTGGCATGAACATCCGGCGTATGAAGATCCGCCAAATACGTTTGACTCTGATGAGTTTGAGAAAACTCTTTCAGACACAGAGAAGGCACTCCTAATCGCCTACTCTCTAAATCTGGGTCAGCTTCACTGGCGGCGCCGGACCCTTAATCGCCTGGGCTCAGAGCATAAGTTTAAGCGTGAATACCCAGGCAGCATTGATGATTGCTTCATTGATCGCGAAGGTAGTTACTACGAGGATGTTCTTCTCTCGCAAATAAATGTGATCGACTACAACTCTGTAAAAGACAGCCCCGGCCGAGAACTCGAAGCACCTCAGCCCCTCGACCGCTACGTCATGGGCGTTGACATCGGCGGCGGTGTCGGCGGGGACTACTCTGCCCTCTGCGTAGTCTCAGTGGGAACTATGCAGCCGGTTTACATCGAAAGAAATAACCGCATGACTCCTCAGCACTGGGCGCACCGCGTCATCGCTATTGGCAGCCGCTATAATGAAGCATTAGTTCTCGCGGAAAGCAATAACCACGGTCATGCCTTCCTTCTGGAGATGCAGAGCTGCGGGTATCGCCAGCAGTGGCGCGACCCTAAGACCGGCAAACCGTGGACCACTACGCTCCCGTCGAAGCTGGATGCCTTCTCCACGCTGCGAGAAGCACTCCCGCTCATTCGCATGATCGACAGGGCAACGTGGCTTGAGCTTCGCAGCCTGACCATCCCTTCAGGGAAGGTCACTCCTGAAGCGCCGAAGGGCGGCAACGATGACTGCGCGATGGCGCTGGCCCTGTCATACAGGTGCCTCCGCGACATCCCCGCCTCATGGCGCACTTCAGCCGTTCAGTCAGCGGGAGTGCGGGTGCAAGACCTTCTCGCCGCTTCCCGTGCCCGGCGGATTAAGTCCGCAAATAACCCGTTCCAAAAGTGGAGTTAATTTTGGACTATGACCTTCACCTCGGAGATATGCGCGAGGTATTGCGCACCTTCGAGGCAGAGTCGATCGACTCTATTGTCAGCGACCCGCCCTACGGCCTGGCTTTTATGAGCAAAAATTGGGACAAAGGCGTTCCCGGTGAAGAGTTCTGGAAAGAGGCGCTGCGCGTGGCAAAGCCCGGTGCCCATCTTCTCGCCTTCGGCGGCACGCGGACCTATCACCGGCTCATGTGCGCGATTGAGGATGCAGGCTGGGAAATCCGCGACTGCATCATGTGGGTTTACGGCAGCGGGTTCCCGAAGTCGCTGAACGTGAGCAAGGCGATCGACAAAGCGGCGGGGGCCGAGCGTGAGGTGGTGGGGCAAGATGGTCGCAGCGCTAACGAATCATGGTTAGGCACCGCCAAGCGTGGCGAAACAGGTTTTGGCATCGGTGAATGGGACATCACCGCCCCCGCCACCGAAGCCGCGAAGCAGTGGGCGGGATGGGGCACCGCGCTAAAGCCGGCGTGGGAGCCCATCATCGTCGCGCGCAAGCCCCTCGAAGGCACCGTCGCACAGAACACGCTGAAGTACGGCACCGGCGGCATGAACATCGACGGGTGCAGGGTGGGGGCGTCTGCTGGTGACGAGCCGCTGAAGTGGGAGCATGGGCGCGGCATGGGCTTTCATGGCGCGGTAGATCGCGGTCCCTGCGCTGCCGGCACTTCGCCGGGCCGCTTTCCCGCCAACCTCATCCATGACAACTCCGATGAAGTGCTGGCGCTCTTCCCCGAGACGGCGCCCGCAAAGAAGAACAAGGTCAGCGATGAGCGCTCCGTTCCGTTCATGCAGGCGGGTGGCGAGAAGAGCGGGGGCTTTTCGGGGAGGCGCGACCCGTCTAATAGCCACGATGATAACGGCGGCTCCGCAGCCCGCTTTTTTTACTGTGCAAAGGCAAACAAGAAAGACCGTGACGAGGGCAACAAGCACCCCACCGTCAAGCCCACCGCCCTGATGCGTTACTGTGTAAAAATGGTCACCGCGCCGGGCGGCGTGGTGCTCGACCCGTTCTGCGGCAGCGGCAGCACGGGCAAAGCGGCTATGCTAGAAGGCATGAACTTCATCGGCATAGACCTTGACCCCGAGTACCTACGCATCGCTGAAGCGCGAATCGAACACGCCCTAAAAAACCGGGAGTCAAAGTGCTAACACCCTCCTTCGTTCGCGATCTTCTTTCTCGCCATGATGCTTACTGGGAATCATTACGCCCTAGAATGAAAGAGTGGAAGCGCGCCTACATGACCGAGTTCTGGCGCGACCCGAACCTGCCCTATGGCACCAGCGCGAACGGCACTACCGCCGTTCCGCTCGTGACTGAGGTGGCTCGCACCTTCTCGCTCGTAGAGGGCTACATCGGCTCCATTTATGCACGGAATCCCGCAGTAGTTATGACGCCTGACCTTCGCGGCGAAGGCAACGCGGCTGTAGCTCAGGCCGTCGCGAATGAGTGGCTTCTTCGCCAGCGCGCACAGCTAGAGGATGCCTCCCGTCTCGCGCTCATCTTCCCGTGGGCCGCGCTGAGACTGGCAGCCACGAACTCGCCTGACCCGCTTCGGCGTGTAGTCTGCACGGCGCTCCCGCCCTGGGAGGTACTGGTGGATGACACCGCCGGTTCCTGGGATCAGCAGCGCTGGGTGGGCGTGATCAGCCTCATCACGGTCGAAGATGCAGCCGCTCGCTTCGGCAAAAAGAAATCGAGCTTTAGACCTCGCGCATACTCCCGCTGGCTTGACTCCCCGACGGGCATCCCGATGAACGGCCAGACTTCGGCGGCGATGGATCTCGCGCAGACCAGCGCTGAGCCCGGCGGCGGCTGGGTCCGCATCGTGGAGATCTATGACCTCGAAGCCGATCGACTGGTAGTCTGGAGCCCCGACCATGACCGCGATGATCGCTTCATCTTTAAGGGTGTAAAGGTACAGACCGGCGCCTCGATCGAGCCGGCCGAGGATGATGTCACCCCCGAAGAGATGGCCGCTCAGGAACAGACCTTCGACGGGATCCCCTTCCGCGATGCAGCCGGCAACCCCGTAGTCCCCATCGTCCCGCTTTACTTCAGCCGCGATCCCGAAATACCGCTCCGAGGCTACAGCCTCGTCGGCCGCGTGTACCCGCTGGTCGCGGAACTCAACCTCATGCGGACCTACCGCCTTCGCGGCGTGCGGCGCATGGCCCGCCAGTGGCTCGTTCGCCCCGGCTTCCTCGATCAAGAGGCGGTCGCGAAAATTGGCGAGGGTGTAGACAGCGAGATGATTGAGTGTACAACTCAACCCGGTGAAAGTTTAGACGGTAACATTATTCCTGTACCTTTAGTGCCTATTCCCGCCGACATCGCGCTACATGAACAGCAGGTGGAGACGGACATCCAGTCAAGCGGAGTAAACGCGCCCTTCGTCTCTGGGCAAGTGACCGGCGTGACCGCGACTGAGAACCGACTGCTTCAGGAGTACACGGCGTCATCGCTGGGCCGAATGGTGCGCGTTCGCGATCAGGCGATCGTCGATCTCGCGCTAGCGTACTGCGCGATGCTGGCAGTCATCCTTGATGATGATGGCGAGGCGCTGAACCTCCCCGGCGTCGGCCCGGTCATCCTGACTGAGCAAGACCTGAAGGGTCAGTTCGCCACGTTCGCGCTGGATAGCGGATCGACCCCGATGGGCGATGCAGCTAAGCGCGACTCGCTGGTACAGCTCATCCCTGCCCTGTCTCAGCTGGGCGCTCCCGCCAGCGCACTTCTACAGGAACTTGTCCGCGCATTTAATCTCCCCGACACGTTCACTACTCCCGCCGCGCCCCCGCCTGAGCTACCTTCCACTCCCGGAGAATCGTTATGAAAATGCCCGCTGAACTCAAGAAGGCCGCCATGAGCGCAGATGATTCACTCGAAGCCGCGCTGATGACCGAGATCCCTGCCCCGCGCAGGCCGTTCAGCGGCAAGGTGATGAAGAACCTGCTTGATGCCGCCGCGAAGGCCAGCATGGTCTTTGGCGCTCCCGTCAAACTCGAGATCAGCGATGCCCCCGCTGCGAGACTGCCGGGTGAAGTAGTGCGCGTTCTCGCCATGATGGAGCAGGCCGCCGAAGATTATGGCGAGCCCTTCCCGGTCAGCCTGAAGTCCGCGGTCACCGATGAGGCGCTGGTAGCTATCGCCGCCCATCTCCTGTCCCTCGCCCGCGATCCCGGCTTTAAGAAGTTCCTGCAAGAAGAGCCGGCCATGCCTGAAGAGGAAATGGCGGCTGAAGAGCTACCTGTAAAGGAAATGCAGGAAGAGGAAATGGAGGATGAGGATACCTTTGAGTTCGAGCGCGCTGAACAGGAAGATGATGGCGAGGTCGAAGAGACTGAGGCCGACCTGTTCCGCAAGCGCATGAAGCGCTGAACCCACTTTTTCTAGACCATCCCAAGGGAGTCTATATGAGCATCGCAGCCGAAGCACTCGCAGCCGCCCAGGCCCTTCAGGCCCCGGCCACCGCTACTGAGCCGCCTACTGAGCAAAGCGCCGCTGAGCCCGTGGCCGAAGCCGCAGAAGTCGCGCAGGAAAGCGCTCCTGACTCAAAGGGCCTGTCATGGGCTGATGAGGTGAAGAAGCTCCCGCCTGACCTACAGTCCCTCGCCCGCGGTTTACAGGGCATGGTCACTCGCAAGACGCAGCAACTCGCGGATGAAAGAAAGGCACTCGCGGCTGAACGGGAAGCATGGCGCAAGTCGATCACTTCCCTCGCCACCGCGCCACAGGCTGAACTCCCCGAGATCGATAGCTGGAACCCTGACTCCATTCAGGCCCGCATCGAAGCCGAAGTCTCGCGCAGGCTGGCTGAAGCACTCGCGCCTGTGGAAAGCGAGTACCGCGCAGCCCAGGCCGATATGGAGTTCGACCGCTTCACTCAGGCCCATCCCGACCTTCTCGAAGATGCCGAGGTGAAGTCAGGTGTAGCTGAGATACTGCGAAAGAATGATGCCCTTGATCTGGAGACTGCCTATTACGCTGTAAAAGGCAGACTGAACAGACAGGCAGCACCTACCCTTCAGCCTGTAAATCCTCAGCGCGCGGCGGCGAAGAAGGCCGCCGCGATCACCGCGCCCGCACGCAGGCCGCCGCCAGAGGCGCCGATCAAGATGTCTCCGGCAGACCTGAAGAAAGCAACGCCAGAACAAATTCTGGCGTATGCAAAGTCTCTTGCCGAACGTAAACAGCGCGTGTAAGTTGCCCTTGCAGGTAGTGCCCTCCTCTGGAACACGGCGCTACCTGTAGGGCACCCGGATGAGGGCACGCCAGAAGTCAGTTCTAACCCCCTCTGGAGGCCAAAATGGCTCCCCCGAACAGTGTCCTTTCTACCGTTCTACCGATTCTCCGCGATAAACTGATCGATAACAGCTTCACTTCGACCCCGCTGTTCCGCGCACTTGACGCGGCGGGCTCGGTGAAGCGCGTGACCGGCGGTCAGCGCATCGAGCAGCCCGTCATCCTCGGTCAGCACTCGCAGATCACGAACCTCAGCGGCAGCGGCTTCAACCCCGTCAGCCTCGCCGTGACCGACCCCTTCCGCAAGGCGAACTTCGAGTGGGCGAACTTCGTTCAGCCCATCGTGGTCTCCGAGGTGGAGACGCTTCGGTCGAAGGGTGACCTCGCCGTAGTCTCCATCCTTGAAGAGAAAATGAAGAACGTGATGATCTCGCTGCGTACAGCGATGTCAGACCGGATCTTCTCGGGCCAGACCGCGATCCTGCCCGATCTCCAGACCCTCAACGGCATGGGCACCGCCACCCTGGCGGTCGATACCACCGGCTGGATGCAGGCCGCGGCCTTCGGCGCGCAGGCCACCAACACGGTCGGCGGTCTGAGCAAGGGCACCTTCGCCTCGGACAACTGGCAGAATCAGGTGTTCAACAGCTCCGGCGCCTTCGACCTCAGCCACCTCGACACCCTGATGATCCGGGCGAGCCTGTTCCACCCGAACGGCAAGCGGCCCGACATCATCTTTATGTCGCCCAACTGCTTCAGCGTCTTCCAGTCCCTCCTGACTGACGCCTACCGCTACATGGATGTCAGCGGTCGCGACGGGCTGGTGGATTCTGAGATGGTGGCGATGTGGCGCGGCGCCAAGGTGTACGTCGATAACCGCCTCGGCTTCGCCAACGCCGCGGGTGCCAACGTTAGCGCCTACGCGATCTCGTCCGATATGAACCAGTTCTACTTCGATCAGGGCGGCGAGTTCGACGTTAGCGAGCTAACCCCCATCCCCGGTACTGCGACGCTGACCGCGCGCGTTCTGGTTTCGTGCCAGCTCGTGACCGGCCACCTCGCTTCCAGCTGCGTCCTTCTCAACGCGGAGGCCTGATCAACATGGCGACTTCCACCCTCGTCCAGTTCCTTGAGTCCGGCGAGCCGGCCTCCACCTCGAACCGCCGGCAGACTGAGACCTTCATCGCCGGTGCCGCGATCACCGCCGGTGACTGGGTTCAGGTCGACACCAGCCAGACCGGCGCCAACAAGGTGCTGTTTGCCATCCAGGCGTCCGCCGCCTTCGCCAATGGCAACCCGCTGGTCGTGGGCGTCGCCCTGACCGCCGCTGCTGCCGCGGGTGATACCGTCGAGGTCTGCATCGCCGGCTTCGTCGAGTCCGCCAACGTGGCGGCCGCGGTCAACGCCGCTGGCATCGCCCTGGTGGTGGACAACACCCAAGCCGGTCGCGCTGTAGCCCTCGCTGCGGCTGATACCGCCGGCGCGTGCGGCGTCTCCCTCGCTGCCGCTTCGGCGGGCAACGTCGGCGCTGTTCTGGTTTATAAGCAGTTCTGATCTGCGGTAAACATCCACGGGTCGGGGGAGGCCACGCGCAGCCCCCGGCCCGTTTGTCCGTTATACTCAGCGCCAGGAGGTACTGATGAACCTCGCAGACCTTAGAGCCTTCTGCGCCAACCTTCTCGACTGGGATCCCAGTAATGAGACATATATCTCACAGCTAAATAAGTTGCTGAATGACGCGCAGTCGCGGGTACTGACTGATCGACCCTGGGAGTTCGCGCAAAAAGAGGGCATCGCTCAGGTTTACACTGATCAGACCATCTCCGTCGGCGTGAGCAACGGCTCTGCCTCCGTTACCACTGGCGCATCTTTCCCGTTATCTACTAACACCATTCTTCCAGGCTCTATTCTAGATGGCTCTGAATGTATTATCACTGATTCAAATGGCGATGAGTTTAGCAACACTGTAGCCTGGGTCAGCGCGACCAACGCGCTGACCTTCACCTCTGATTTTCGCGGGGCAACTGGCACCTATGATGCCACCTTCCGCATGAGGGATGTCTGGCTCCCGGCTGATGCCGTCACGCTGATGAACGTGCAAGACATCACTGACGGACTTCCACGAAACCAGATTGCCTTATCTCAATTCGAGGAAGATGCGTGGCAGTATGACCGTACCATGCTGGGCACCCCCACGGCCTTCATTCCCTTCCCCGCGACGCGCATCTCCGCGCCGCGGGTAGCGAACGGCATCGCCACGGCTGTAGGCGTCGCGCAGGGAGTGCGGACCATCAACGTCTTCATGGTGAACGTCTCCGCTCCCGAGTACCCGACCCCTTCGGCGTACCGTGAAGGCGTGAGCGGTGGGCGGGAAAGCGGACTGAGCGCGGTAGCGACATACAGCCTGACCGCCCTCCAGACCTTGACCTTCACCCCCGAGACTCTTCCGAACGTCAGCGGCCTGTACCGCCGCTACTACTTCACCTGTCCCGAAGCCGGCATTTACGCCCCCGTTCGCATCGCGGGTGCAGTCGGTTCTGGAACCGCGAACCGCGACACCATCAGCCCCGCCGGCGCCGTGACCCTGACGCCCGACCTGAGCCTGAGCTACCTCCAGTCTCAGACCTTCCAAACTCGCGCGATAAAGTACGTCCCCTCAAACGGCGCGTACCGCTGCTATAGGCTGTACCCGCATCCTTCAGCCGACTCGCTCATGCGCATCAGGTACGTCCGGGCTCCAGAGCAGATGCTCGAAGATACCGACACCCCGCTTATTCCCGAAGCGCACTCGCAGGTCATCGCCTATACCGCGCTGGAGCAGATCGCCACGAAGCTCGATAACCTGCCCCTCGCTCAGACCTACCTGCGAAAGAAAGACATTCTTCTGCGCGGTATGGAACAGCGGTATCTCGGTTCCCCTCCGAGGCGCATCGTTCGCGGGGGCATGGCAGGCGCATACCCGCCTCCCTGGTATGGGCCAGTAAGATTTACGCCTTAAAAGGTGAAGCATGAAGCAGACCCTCGCTGCACTGACCCCGAAGGGCGCCGGCGGCCTCGACACGCGCGAGCCGCAGGAGTTTATGAACGCAAATCGCGCGGAAAACTTGACGGTCGATCAGCGCACCGGAGGGTTCAGCACGCGCCTGGGCTATGAGAAATACATCCCCGATACAGCCGACCTCTTTCAGCCCTTCCAGGCCACTACCTTCATTTACTCGATTCATGCCGCGCAGGATCTCGCGCGCGGTGCGCGCGAGAGCGTGCTGTTTGAAGAGGGAGGCAACCTGATCCTCTTTTACCAGTCAGGGCAACAGCGCCTTCTCCGCGTGATCGCGCAGAACAGGCACGTTCCCCGCCCGACTGAGAGTTCGAGCTGGTACACAAACACCCCGCACGGCACGCTGATCACGAACGGCCATGACTGGCCTCTTCTCGCCTACCCGTGGCCGCTGGGCGATGCCGCTGAAAGCAGCGGGGCCATCGCCTCAGTCGCGCGAGACTTCGGTTTCCAGAATCAGCCCCCCGCTCCGCAGCCGTACACGGTCACCCCGCTCGATACGCCCACTACTTCGCAAGAGGAGGTGGGCACCCACTTCTGGTATCCCCGAAACCCGGACAGCGTGGATCCGGTAGTCACGCCCGGTTCGCGCTGGGGCATGGGCTTCTCGCTGGGCGGGGCATCGCTCGACACCGGCGCTACTATTAATATTGCTGTCTCATTCATCACGGACACCGGCTCCGAAGGCCCCATCAGCGACATCGGCAGCGTCTCATGGGAGCTTCCAGATACCGCCTCTGGTTTCTGGTACGCCTTCGCTTCCAGTATTCCCCGTGGCCCTGAAGGAACAGTTGCAAGAAAAATATACAGAACAAAGAACCTCCATGAAGATTCTCCTGATGCTGGTGATGATAGCCTATATTTTACTACACTCATTCGTAACAACTTTGACCTTTTACACGTTGAATCAGTGCGGCCTGTTAACCTGATCTCGCCTGCACCCGTCATCCCGACCGGCGTCATGCCCGCGCCGCGCGCGCGGTTCAGCGCGTACTGGGAGGGGCGCATCTGGCTGGATGGTGGCCCCGATGACTCAGCCTCGCTTTACTACAGCGAAGAGAACCTGATCGAGCAGTTCCCCGTCATCAACGCCTTCAGCCTGACTGGCGAAGGCGGCGGCATCACCGGGATGGTCGCTCATGCAGGCGCGCTGTTCATCTTTCGCGAAAACAGCGTTGATGTCGGCGTGCGGCGGGAAGATGGTGGCTTCAGTGTAGTCACGGCTGTTCCCGGCATCGGCTGTCTCGCAGCGCACTCCATCGCAGCCGTACCCGGCCTCGGACTGCTTTTTCTCGCGCGGGATGGGGTGTATGCCATTCGTGGCACCATCACTTCCAGCGGCTCCACCATCGAGGCCGTGTTTGTTTCGCCCACAATCCGCGAAGAGATCGCGCGCATTACGCGCGGCTGCGAGTCCCGCGCCTACGCCTGCTACTGGCCTCAGCAGCGGGAGTACCAGCTATGGATCCCCGCTGATGGCTATGACAGGCCTAACTATGGTCTTATTCTTCATCTCGATAAAACGGACAGGCTGGAGAGTTCTACATGGACTACCCGGCCGCCGAACGCCGATACAGGCCTCGCAGATTGGCCGGTCGGCTCCATCACCGTGGATGCCTCCGGCACACCCATCTTCGGCCATAATCGCGGGTTCGAAGCCAGCGCCGGGAACGCTCCAGTCGAGGCCGGCATCTTCGTGATGAGCGCGAGACGCGCGCTGGGCGGGTCAGTCGATGAAGATGCCTTCGTATACGGCGCTGCTCCCACTTCGGTCTACCGGACTGCATGGTGGGATGGTGGCGAGGCAGCTACATTAAAGCAGGTACAGTATGTCGTTGTTCATTTACTAACTACTGGAGATGCTGAGATAACTGTACGCCATTTCAGAGATGGTGGGTTTACAGCCGTTGAAGAACGCACCTATAAAGCGCAGCCGCCCACTACTGCCGACCTCCCGGTGTTTGACTCCGCAGTCATGGATGGAACTGCCCTTTGGTCGCGCGAAAGGCTGGTTCCTCTGCGCGTAGCCGTGGCCCCCGGTAAAGCCTTCAGCTTTTGCTGGGAATTCGAGACTGCTGATGATGTCATCTTCATCGGCTGGGATCTCGCCTTCGCCAGCGATGGAACTCAGGTCATCGCGGGTAAACTGGCTTGATCTAAAGGAGTTGCCGTGAAAACATGGACCCGCTTTCAGGCCCGTACTGGCGGCACGCTGACGCCCGATCTGCCGAATCTCGAGCTTAGCGATGCAGGCGGTAGCTTCACTACCCTTGACCGCACTCAGCTACCGCTCAACGCCTTTGACAAGGACATCGTTCCCGCGAACGCGCTGGTGCAGGTATGGGCGCCTGCGACGCTGGGGGTACGCTTCCCGACCGTGGCCGATATGGAGGGGGAGCAGGTGAACGTCCGCTCCGATCAGGTATCCGGTACTCAGTGGGAGTGCGGCACCTTCCAGAACTACAACGGCGGCTGGCAGTCACTCCCGACCATTACACTCACCGGAAATCGCGGTGGAAGTTTGCTGGTTGAATGGGCAGGCTACGCCTTCTCATGGAACCACTTTGCGCAGACCACGAACGCGACCGCACCCGCGAACCCGAAGCACATCAGACTACGCATCCTTGTAGGCGGCGTGACCGTGGCTGAACACATCGGCCCCGCAATCATGGAGACGTTCCGCATCTTCGGCCA